GCCGCGGGCGAAGTGAAAGCTGCTTCAGAGGGTGCTGTCCCACCAGCCACCTCCGTACAACAGGATGATGACATCCCGTTCTAAGCAGCCTCGGGGGTGGTCGATAGTTAACTGTCAACCGCCCCCAATTAACTTCACTTGGGAGCAGTAAATGACACAAGCAAAGAGATTGCTTGCAGCATTCGTTGGTGCAAAGGCTGCACACGGCACGACCACAGTGGGCCGAGTCGGACGGAATGGTAAAGCAGAATCCAAAAGTATGATTGTCCGTGAGCCTCTGACCGAGGCCCTTGTTCAAGCCCACATAGATGGGAAGCAGGGTATAGGCGCGATCCCAATCAACGAAGAAAACAAATGTCAGTTTGGTGCGTTGGACATAGACATCTATGATCTGAACCACAACGAGGTCCAGGCTAAGATACTAAAGATGAAGTTGCCGTTGGTGCATTGCCGATCCAAGTCGGGAGGTGCTCACCTGTACCTGTTCATGAAAGAGATGGAGCAGGCGGCGGATATAAGGGATTACCTGACCGAGATGTCTGTAGCTCTGGGCTACAGTGGCTGCGAAGTATTCCCGAAGCAAGACACGATCATCGCGGAGCGTGGTGATGTGGGAAACTTTATCAACACACCATACTTTAATGCAGAGTTACCGCAGCGATATGCCTTCAACAAGAAGTGTGAAGCTATGGATCTGGACGAGTTCTTGGATGCGGTGGACAAGGCACGGGTTTCTTTGTCCGACCTCGAGGGCATGCGCCTGTCCAAGCCTCGCAAGCATTTCACTGATGGACCACCATGCCTCGAGCATCTGTTCGCGGACGGCCCGATTAGCGAGTTCCGCAACAACACTTTCTTTAACGTGGCTCGGTACTGCAAGATGAAGAGCCCGGATGATTGGCAGAAAGAGTTCGAAGGATACAACAGGACTTTGTCTAGCCCTCCTCTGCCCTCCAGTGAGATCGTAAACCTCACCAAGCAGCACGAGAAGAAAGAGTATCTGTTTACCTGCAAGGAAGAACCGATGCGCAGCTACTGCGATCCATCGATCTGCGCCACCCGCAAGCACGGGATCGGCTCGGATGCCCCAGACTCTATTTCAGTGGGGGGTCTTACGATCATGCTGTCTGAGCCTCGGCTGTTCTTCATGGACGTTGATGGTGATCGGATCCAGCTAAGTACTGAGCAGTTGCAGAACCAAACCTTATTCCAACGTGCGTGTATGGATCAGAAGAACACGATGCCGTCGACTATGAAGCCTCAGAAGTGGCAGCAGTTAGTTAACAGTTTGATGCAAAGTGCGACCTTCCTCGATGTACCGCCGGAGTTGACGATTGCAGGGCAGTTCAAGGACCACTTGCGGTCTTACTGTACGAGCCATGTCAGGGCGATGTCTCCAGAGGAGATCGAGATGAACAAGCCTTGGACCGATGGTGACACAACCAAGTTTAAGTTGGACGGGTTGCTTGAGTACCTGCACCACCGCAGGTTCAGTGCTCTTACGAGAGGACAGATCATGCAGATGATTCGTGACCTTGGTGGCGACACCGGTCACCAGAACATCACGAAGCGCACCTCCAAGGGGGAAGCTAAGTCCTCGTTGCGCTGCTGGATTATTCCTGCATTCGAGGAAGAAGAAATAGAACTACCAGTCAAGGAGATCTCAAATGACATCCCATTCTAATAAGCTGATGCGGGTATCAGACGTGGCAGAACTGCTCGGGGTATCCAAGTCATACGTCTACAAGCTGGCGGCAACCGATCCGTCGTTCCCGCTGCCGATAGTTTTGGGCAGTGAACACAAGAAGAGATCGTCGAGCCGATGGGTTTTGATAGAGATCGAAGATTGGGTGAACTCCAGACCAAGAGGGAAAGAGCTATGATACCGAATGCAAAGTTAATACTGGGTCCTCCTGGCTGCGGTAAGACATACCGATTGATCCAAGAGATTAAGACTGCGCTGGAAAATGGAAGCCACCCGTCTCGTATTGGTGTGATCTCGTTTACCCGCAAGGCGATTGAAGAGATGATTGCTCGATCCTGTGCTGAGTTCAACCTCGAGGCAAAAGACTTTCCGTACATGAAGACTAGCCATGCCTTTGGGTTTCACGGTCTGGCCCTCAAGACCACAGACATCATGAACGCAGAAGACTACAACAACATAGGCAGGGAGATTGGCCTGACGTTCGAGGGTAAAGACTTCACATCTCTGGATGGTGGCATCACGCTCCCTACGATTGGCGGAGCGGGGGCACGTTACCTGCAGCTGGACAGTCGTGCGAGACTGCGGATGATCGACATCGAACAGGAGTACAACGAAGAGGCGGATTGGAATCTGTTCTTTGCCAAGCTGAAGCAGTTGTCTGCGCAACTCTTGGAGTACAAAGCGGCCACCGAGAAGTATGACTTCGTGGATATGATCGAGCAGTACGTCAACCACGGGGAACCGCCCAACCTAGATCATCTCTTTATCGACGAGGCCCAAGACTTCACGCCTTTGCAGTGGGAGATGGCGAAGAAGATTGCTGCGTCCTCGGAAAAAGTGTGGATTGCAGGGGATGACGATCAGGCCATCCATCGGTGGACAGGGGTGGATGTTAATCTGTTTAACAACATCTCTGACAACATAGAGGTTCTTTCCCAATCCTACCGTATACCCAAGTCGGTGTGGAAATTGGCGAGAATCATTACGCACAGAATCAAGGACCGTCACCTCAAGATGTTTAGGCCTCGCCAAGAAGAAGGGAAGGTTGAATATGTGAACTACCTGTCTGAGATCCCGTTGCATGAGGGTTCGTTTACTCTGATGGCTCGGACCAATGGCTATGTCTCCGAGATGGCTAACTTCTTGAGAGCATCTGGCTTGAAGTACTCTCGCAACGGCAAGTCCAGCCTGTCAGAAGAACTGGTTTCGAACCTGATGACATGGGATGCGTTGTGCCAAGACAAATCCATAGGCGTGACGGAGATCAAGAGGTTGTACTCGGGGGTCAGGAAGCAAGGTGTTAACGCCGTCGTAACGAGGGGATCGACCAAGCTACTGGATGCTCTTCCCAGCGATGCGCAGCTAGACATGAACACCCTGATCAAAGACTACGGTCTTTTGCGGAATGCTTCGCATGGCGCGTATGAGGTTCTCAATGTCCCTGCGTCTGAGCAAGAGTACATCGATGCGATCTTCCGCCGAGGTGAGGATCTTCTGTCTGTCCCTCGTATCAAGGTATCCACCTTTCATGCTATGAAGGGAGGAGAGGATGACAACTGCGTGGTTTGGACAGCGTCAACCAGATCTTGTGTGCAGAGTAAGTTCCCAGACGATGAGCACCGAGCGTTCTACGTTGGCGTAACACGGGCACGGCAAAACCTATACATTCTGCAATCCGACAACAAGTATAGGTACTTGCTGTGAATAAAAGGTTGGTAACTTATCCGTCCAAAAGGGAGACTCAAATGAAACGTGATGAAGTATTAGACACCGCAAAAGAACTGATCAATGGTCAGAGGGCCAAGGACTACGGGGATGCCTTCGATAACTTCGAGCGTATCGCCACAGGTTGGAACGCTATAATCAGAGAGGCCATAATGACCGACGGTTATGTGACCGAGCAGCACGTTGCGTTGATGATGGACTGGCTCAAGACAGCACGTCTGCTCAACGACTTGTCCAAGGAGGACTCGTGGATCGACAAGTGTGGTTACAGCGCACTCGGTGCGGAGTTCTCTGACAGAAAGACTAAGCTATGAGCCAGAAGAATCTTTTCTCCGTGGACTCAAGCACAGATGATGCCGAGGGCAATGAGCACAGCGACTTGCTGTTCCAGATGAAGGGGGAGATGGACATCATCGAGGATGACTGGAACATCCCCACTGAGTACCCTGATCTGACAGCATACAAAGAAGTCGCCGTTGATCTGGAAACCAAAGACCCGAACCTAACAACACTGGGTCCAGGTTGGGCCCGTAAGGACGGGCACATCATCGGCATTGCGGTGGCTGCGGGCGAGTACAAGGGTTACTTCCCCATCCGCCACGAGAACGGCCACAACCTAGATCCGCGGATCACGGTGAAGTGGATCAAGAAGCAACTGGCTATCCCATCCATGAACGTGATTA